ATGAAGATGCCCAGCGTGAAATAGATACTCTTATGGATAAGATGTCTTCTACATATGAACTTCCACCACTAGACATGATAGGATGATATGTTAAATCCATTTTTTCTCAACGGCAGCAAATCAGAGCAGGGTCTTATTCAGGATTTAGTCAACGAACAGTTGAGGATGTATGGTGTTGACGTATATTTTATACCAAGATTTTTCTTAAAAGAAGATACTATTATTAGAGAAGTTGTAGATTCGGAATTTGAAAATGCATATCCTATTGAAGCATATGTAAGTGATTATGAAGGATATGGAGGACAAGGAACTATACTATCAAAGTTTGGTCTCCAAGATATGGATGATTTGACTTTAGTTATTTCTAGGGAAAGATTTGAAGCATATATTACGCCATTAATTAAAAATTTACCAGACATTAAAGTTTCTGATAGACCAAAAGAAGGAGATTTAATTTGGTTTCCATTGGGAGATAGACTATTTGAGATTAAATTCGTTGAACATGAAAAACCATTTTATCAACTTAGAAAAAATTATGTTTATGAACTTAGATGTGAACTTTACAGACCTCAGTCGGGAGAAGTTCTTGATACTGGAGTAGATTACATTGATGATAATTTAATTGATCAATCTTATATTCAGACCCTTCAAATGGTTGGGTCTGGTGTAACTGCAACAGCATCTGTAACAACAGTTTGTTTGGGTAAAGGAATCCAAAAAATTAATGTTACAAATATGGGGCGTGGATATACGTCAAATCCACAAGTTGCCATATCTTCAGCACCATCTGGCGGTATTACTGCCATAGGAACTGCTATTCTTCAAAAAAATCTTCCAGACTTTTGTGAACCAAATCCACAATTATCTAGAGTTAGTGAAGTTAATTTAATTAATGCAGGATGTGGTTATAAATCTGAAGAAACAACTCCATTTGCCGAAGTAATTGATACTACTCCATTAGTATCAATTCAAGGGGGAGGAGGGCAAGGTGCCACAGCTGAAGCAGTTCTTGGATTAAATGTAATACAACAAATAACTATAACAAATCCAGGTTCTGGATATGTAACAAGACCATCTATAACTTTTATTGACAATGGAACTGGTGTAACAGTTTCTGCAGCAGCAACTGTCAGACTTACACCTTCAGGTGGAATAAGTGCAATTTATATAACTGATGCCGGAATTGGTTATACTGTAGCACCAACAATTGTAATAAGCGATCCATCTGAAGCGGGAATAGGAACATATCAATTTAATGAAGTGGTTGTTGGAACAATAAGCAGCACAACTGCAAGAGTTAAGAGATGGAATGTAAAATCATTCCTTCTTGAAGTTGGATCTCTTAGTGGATCTTTTGTTGATGGTGATATTCTTGTCGGACAAGATTCTGGTGCTAGGTATCCAGTAAGAATTATAAATACAGATAATTTAGAAGACCCACAATCTTTAACACCATTAAGCACTCCAGAAAACGAAGAAGATAAGCAAGGTGATAATAGAGATATTCAAACTGAAGCTGCTGAAATATTAGACCAATCAGAAGAAAATCCATTTGGTATTCCGTAAATGTTTGATTACTATTATCACGAAAATTTAAGAAAAACAATAGTTGCTTTTGCAACATTGTTTAATAATGTTTACATCAGAGAAACTAATTCAAATGGTGATGTAACAAAGCACAATAAAGTTCCCATAAGATATGGTCCCCGTGCAAAATTTTTAGCACGGATAGATGAAGCACCAAATGATTTAAATAATCCAGTTCAAATAACATTACCAATAATGTCATTTGAATATGATGGTCTCACTTATGATGGAGAAAGGAAAATAGTAACTACTGAGTATTTTACGGTTACCGATCCAGATAATCCTTTAGGTTGTGTTAGATCTTACATGCCAGTTCCATATAATATGTCAATCCAATTGAACATTATGGCAAAATTGGAAAAAGACTGTTGGCAAATTATTGAGCAAATTTTACCAATTTTTCAACCGGCATATACCTTAACTATAAAATATACAGGAATAGAAGAAAAAAAAGATGTTCCAATTCAATTAGATTCTATTCAAATACAAGATGATTATGAAGGAAATTATGAATCTAGAAGAGCATTAATTTATACCCTAAGATTTACTGCTAAATTATATCTCTTTGGGTCGCAAAAATCTATTGATGATATTATTATTAGAAAATCTACAATCGGGTTTGGTGCTATTGCCACTAATGGTGATCCTTTATTGAGAGAATTAGATTCCGTATATCAAGCACTTCCAACAGCAACTAAACCATATTCTAATACTTACGCTGCAACTTTAGAAAAAGATTTATCTTTAAATGATACAATTGCCTATTTGAATACTGTTGCGAATATAGAAGTGGGAGATATACTAGGAATAAACAATGAATCTTTATTAGTTACATATATAAATCAAACAAATAAATATGCTACAGTCCTAAGAGCAAGTTTTAATACTAGATCAGAATTACACGTCAAAGGAACAGAAGTCAAAAAAGTTGTTGAAGCGGATAATGATTTAATTGAACCAGGGGATGAATTTGGTGTTAATGGGGGTTATATACTATGAATAACAACGAACTAGACAAAACTTTCAACATAGAAAGTACTGAGATTACTCACGAAGTTGAGGTAGAATCTTTGAAACCAGTTGAAGTTGAAAATGAATTGGACATTAAAAAAGATATAAGAAAGGATTATCAGTATAGTAGAGGAAATATATACTCAATTATTGAAAAAGGTCAAGAAGCAATCAATGGTGCTTTGGAGATGGCACAAGAAACAGAATCCCCAAGAGCATACGAAGTTACTGGACAACTTATTAAAAGTGTTGCAGATGCAACAGAGAAACTTTTAGATATTCAGAAGAAGTTAAAAGATATCGAAGAAATCAAAGATACCGGACCATCAAATGTTACAAATGCATTGTTTATCGGATCAACTGCAGATCTTGTAAAAGCAATGAAGCATCAGAAAAATAAATCAGATACTAAATAAAGATATAAAGTAGTATCTGTTAGAGATGAGTCATTCTGATATCAAAACCGGAAAGGTAAAAGATAAAGAGGGGTATATGGCCCATTCCCAGATGGGAACTATGAAAAATGCTATTGGAAGACTAAAGAAAAATATTAAAAAGAAAGATCAACAGATTCCTGCTTGGGTGCAATCAAAAATTACAAAAGCATCAGATTACGTAGACACTGCGGCAGATTACATGGACTCAAACGAATCGTTTACAATAGATCCCAAAAAACATAGAAAAAATCAACGTGATGCAAAGATTGGAAAACTTGCAAGAAATACAGATAATGACGGAGAAAGGAAAGCAGCAGAAAACAAAATGAAAGGACCAAAACTAGCAGGAGAAAGTTTATCTCTTGTAGATCAGATTCTTTCAGAAATCAATCTTAATGAAGATCTTTCCATTCAAGATGCAAAAGGTAATGAAATGTATCAGGTAGTTGACCTGATCAAACCAGAACCAATGATTTCAGAGCAGGGTGCATGTGGAGAATGCGGTCATAGAGAGTGTGTTTGCGAAAAGGGTGAAGTGAAAAAATGGGAAGGTTCGGAAGAGGCACACGAAGATTTAGAAGAAAGTGAGGGAGAAAAGAAATACTGCAAAAAATGCAAGAAAGAAGAATATAGAAGTGAGTGTAAGTATGGAGGAAATGTTTGGGATAGATCAACTTCCGATGACGATGATGATTCTGGGGATTCTGGTGATGTAAGTGAAGCAGTAAGAATGAAGGCAAGAACTGGCAATTTAGTTGCAGTGATTCTTACTTGGAGAGGTAAGTCATTGATGGTTAGAATGTTCTTCCCATCATTAAACTATCCAAGCAGATCTGAAGTAGAAGCAGAGGTTATCAAGATTTATCCAGGTGCAAGAGTTATTAACTATAGAAGAATCGAAGTAACACCAGGAGCACCAGTTGTTCATGTTGGTGAAGAAGTAGAACTTGACGAAAAGATTAAAACACAATATAAAGATAAAACTAAACTTTCACAATCATCTGAAAGAAAATCTTTAGGGAGAGGATCTTCTATTCAAGATGGATCCAAACCAAGTGGATATGAGTCACCGAAAGAGTTTCGTAACCAATCTATGAAACTCAGAAAGCATCGTGAAAGATTTGGCGATTTAGCAGATGCTTTCACGGCAACAGAAGCAAAAAATGTTCATGGGGAAGTAGAGAATCCTTCCGGAAACTTAAAAAAGTTAGTATCTAAAGCAGTAAAAAGAGTTGACACTGATGTTGATGGTGATGTAGAGCACAATGATAAGCATAAAGGAGAATACGGTGAGTTTGTTCCGACTCCTGATGGAAAAAGAAAATTTACAGGAGGTAAGAAATGAAAAGTTTCAACGAATTCTTAAATGAAGCAGATAAATCCAGTATGCAGTGCAATAAACCAAAAGCACAAGCAGTTGGTGATTCAAAAACTGGAAAGTCTCATGTAGTAAAGGCATGTTCTGGTGGTAAAGAAAAACTTATCCGTTTTGGACAAAGAGGTGTGAAGGGATCACCTGCTAAAAGAGGAGAGTCTGAGGGGTATAAAAAACGTCGTAAGTCCTTCCAAGCAAGACATGCTAAGAATATAGCAAAAGGTAAAATGAGTGCAGCTTATTGGGCAAATCGTGTTAAATGGTGATTTAATTTATGACAAATGATAATAATGAAGAGGATTTTCAAATAGAAGATAAACGATTAGATCCTAATGAAGCTTATCTTGGTAATCCATTATTAAAGAAAGCAAATATATCAATAGAATATACTGCTGAGCAAGTCGAAGAAATTGCAAAGTGTTATGAAGATCCTCTTTATTTTGCTGAGCATTACGTCCAGATCGTAACTCTGGACAAGGGATTACAACCCTTTAAAATGTATCCATTCCAAAAGAATATGGTTGAACGGTTTCATAATAACCGTTTTAATATATGCAAACTTCCTCGTCAGTCAGGTAAGTCAACGACTGTTTGTGCTTATTTGTTACATTATGCTATTTTTAATGATAATGTAAATATTGCAATTCTTGCAAACAAAGCAAACACTGCGAGAGATTTGCTGCAAAGATTGCAAACTGGATATGAAAATCTTCCTAGGTGGTTACAACAGGGAGTCATTTCCTGGAACAAAGGTTCCATGGAATTAGAAAATAAATCTAGAATTCTTGCTGCTTCTACTTCAGCATCTGCTGTCCGAGGAAGCACTTTTAACATCATCTTCTTGGACGAATTTGCGTTCGTTCCAAATAATGTTGCCGACAACTTCTTTAGTTCTGTATATCCAACAATTACTTCCGGTCAATCATCTAAGGTTATAATTGTTTCAACTCCTTTCGGAATGAATCATTTTTATAAACTTTGGGATGATGCACAGAAGAAAAAGAATAGTT